CGAGGCACGCCGAGAGCCGAAGGGCCGCCGAAGTAGTAGCCCGCCTCATTGTCCTGCGTCAGGTCTAGCGTCTCCCAGTCGGTAGGATGCATGACAAAGTGAGTAGCACGAGCCCGGCCAGTGGTTTGAACTTTCGTTCGCGCCTTGCGCGTCGTGGTCAAAATGTCGGTATCCCATGCCTGGGTTGTCGTGCCTGAAGTCTCAGTGATTCCGGTCAGGTCGTTGCCGCCTGCACCTGCCCACATTTGATCCTCAAGCTCTTCAAAGAGACCGTAGCGAAGGAATGAGTCAATCAAGGATCGCATCTGACCAGCATCGGCAAGAGCGTTGCGAGTCGAAGGTACGAAGTGAGTGATATCCTTCACCGTCTCGGTGACGACTGCCAGAACCATCGCCGACTCAGGAGAAGCGCCCGAACCGTTGCCCGTTGCAGTTGCTTCAGCAACGCCGTCAGCAGCGTTAGTGTGCGTTCCTTCACGAACGTAGGTAACCGTGTCGCTATTCGTCGTGCCCTTGCTGATGATGTCAAGCAAGGTAAGCGGACGATAGAAGGTGCCAGGGTCTACAATCGGCTTGCGGTCTTCAATGATGAATGCGCCCGCCGATGTCGAAGAGGCGCCCGTGATGAGCGTCTTGACCTGAACCTGTGGCGAGTTGCCGAAGGGAACGTTTGCGAAGTTGCCGTTCGGTGCCACTTTCTCGCAGAACGCCTTGAAGTCTTCTGACTCAAGGAACGTCTCGCCCAGTGTTTTCTGAGCGTCGCGCATCGTGCTGTTGATCGCCTTTAGAATCTGAGGGCTGATGCCTCTGCTCGCTAGGCTGTCAAGCTGCTCGCCGCGCTGATCGGCAAGTTCCCGGCTCTTTCGCCATTCCTCTGTTTGCTGGAACGTCTTTTCGAGTTCAGCAATCTCCTTGTTCTTGGCGGTAACGGCTTCCTTCTGCTCGGCAGTAGGGATACCGTCCTGCTTCTCGTCTACAAGGTCATGAATCTCTTTGACCTCGTTATTCAACTTCTGGATTTGCAGCCCAATCTCTTGAGCCTTAGATGTCTTCATGGTGTGGTTTGCTCCAATCGAATCGCCCGAAGCGTTGCTTCATGGCGAGATTTCTCCCAGTCCAGGGAGAGGGTCGTAGCCGGAACCTCAGCATCCAGAGCCTTGGCCTTGTCAGCGAGTTGCGAGAACGAATCCGCAACCGCCCTTAGGCGAGATTTGAACGTAGCGGTAGCCTTTTCGCCGCGTAGCTCCGCGGTTTCTTGCCAACGCTTAATGAGCCCATCAGCAGCATCCAGAACCGCCGACGTGTGTTCTTCGAGCGATAGCCCTGAAGCATCGCTCAAAACTGATTTAACAGACACTGGCTTCGTGCCAGGACATGCGCCCTTGATGACGGGTGACCATTCGGTAAGGTCGATCTCTAGAAGATCCCAGACACCGGTCTCGTCGTTGACCGCGTACTTGAGAAGCCGGTACCCGATACTAAACTCGTCAATGAGCCCATTCTTGATCTTAAGGTATGCCTGCCAACTGTCCTCAATGTCTTGGAAGAACTGTCCCTTGACGTACAGGCCTCCGAGTTCCCTCAAAGACTCAGGGAGCATCATATCCCCCGGCATGAGTTCCCGCGCCTCGAGCGTCTTGGCGATAGGCTCGTCCCAGTTGTGCGACCAGACACAACGCGGCAGTTTCTTGCCAAGGCTGCCCGAATATGCGCCCGGCATGACCCGCTCTTTGTACGAGTCCACAACGCCGAACACAGAGACGATAGCCTCAACGGTTCCGGTAGCGTCGTCCGATTTGTAGGACGCGCCAAAGGTGAGATGCTTCAGTTCATTCATGTGTCGAAACTCCGGGAAAACCCGATCCGTCCATCGTCAAGTCGAACGAGAACGCAACCACAACTAACTCCACATTGGGTCTTGCCCATGCCGGGTTTCGTGGTCAGTTCTGATTCCAAATAGGGCGAGTTCGCTTCCCATCGCGGGCAGTCGTCGCAAGGTTCGGCAGTCAGTTGGTGCCAAGCGAACATGCTTCCAGCGGGTGAGGCAAGAACGAATACATCGTTGGCGGTTCCTCTTAGCCTTGTGGCGTAGAGTGCGGCTCTTGCCTTTATTTGGCTCAGCTTTAGCGAGCCGTCAGGGTTCGAGTACCTGCCAGCAGAGATATCGCCAACGAACCTTGCAAGGAACTTGTCTTGGTCTCGCATGACAAGCGCCCCGAATAGTTCGTCGTCAAGTTCTCTTGGGTCAAGATCGCCCGCAAGGTTGCGCCCCATGATGACGGCCTCGGTGTGCGCCTCTCTTAGCGCGTCCGACATCCTGAGCCCAAAGGTGAAGGTATCAAGATCGCCGCCGCTGAGTGAGTCAATCAGAGAGTTTAGGGTTTGCCGCGTTGAAAGTACGAGACTGCCAAAGTTTGCGTCGGTAGGCTTGACTCCTTGGCGCTTCTGAAGTTCTAAGGCACCTTGAAGCGTCCTGACGAACTCAGGATCAGGCGGCAAAGTGACTCTATGCACGCGCGCGCCATTTCTCCCTTAGTTGCTCACGTAGCGCCTTGCCGTCTTCAATGTCTTGCTCATCTTGAGGATCGGCCTTTGGAGCCATAAGCTCCGAGTAGTACATGCCCGTTCGCGCCGTGTCGGCCTGATAGCCTAGCTCCACTCTCACCTCGTCATGGGTGAGCAGGTCTGTTTCCCACAGTGAAACAAGCCGCTTCGCCTTTGAGTCGTTGTCCTCTTGAAGAGCGCCTATCTGCGACAGGTCATACTTGACCTCGAACCGCGCGTGCCTTAGTTCCATCTGCGGCAAGAGTTGCGCCTTGAGCGCATCGCCAACAAGGCCAAGAAGTGGAACGATTCCATGACGCCATGCCTGTTCCTCTTCCATAGAGGCATTGGACATGGTATTGCGCTCGAGTCCTGCGCCGAATTTCACAACACCGGGAGGAATCTTGAAGATAGCGCAGATTCGCTCTTCGGGTATCTGCCGGATGAGACGGGTTGCCAGTTCGGCGATATTTGCGCCCCACTGCACAACATCCACCGGTCTGCTATGAACCCACGTGAGGCCTTTGCCGTCTCCTGTGAACTTTGCGTTAGCCTTGGCCTCGATCGCTTGAGCCTGCTCCATCGTCATAGGCTCGAAGGTGACGCCCTGCTGCTTCAGGTCTACGGCCTTGGGTGAGACGATGAGCCCAGGTACCGCACGGTTGCCAAGTAACGTGTTGACTGTTGCCGCCGCCTCATTATCCGTGAAGACTTCTGCCAGTCCTGAGCGGAGACGTGACCAGCCTAGCCGCGGGTCATTCGGGTTGATGCCTTGGCGAAGGTGTACGATGTCTTCGGGTGCTATCTTGTAGAGCTTGCCGCCTACGTTGTACTCGTAGTAGTCAATCCAAGCAGAATCGTTGCCAGGATCGTTGCGCATCGGCCTCACCTGTGCCGTTGGAATCCAGAAGAGCGCCTTCGGGATGTCGTAAGCGCCCTTGATGATATGAAGGTAAGCGTTACCCTCAACGAGCAGGTCGATGATCAAGGCCTGCCACAGAACCCGAGAACCGTAGTAAGGGTTCGGATTCTTAAGAAGGTCAAGGAAAGGATGATCCCAGTTCGCCTTCTCCTTGCCGTTCTTGAGCGTCTCTGCTAGGTAAGGTTTAGCCTCTGGCCATTCGTCGGCAATCCATCCGATACAAACCGTGACAATGGAGTTGTCCTGAGCGTTGCCTACCTGCTCTTTCCAGTTGACGCCGCTCTTGGCGTTGAGCCTGAAGAAGTCGTAAAGCGTGCTCGTAGCCGTCGGAAAGTGTGCGCCTCTTAGGGCTGCAACCGCCGCTTTGATTCGTGCTACCAGGCTTCCCATTGAATCGTTATCCCGCCAGTCAGATGGTTGTGAGCGTCAGCCCCGGTATCCACCTGATCGTCAAACTCGTGTTGCTCATCTTCTCTAAACTTGCGGTGCTCTTCGCGGTAGTGGTAGTTCCACTCGCCCTCGACGAGGTAGGCGTTGCCACTGTTGACCTGATCTGCCCAACCACGTGCCCTAACCGCCTTTCGACCTGTTGGAGCCTTGACGACGACGGTAATGCCAGGAATCTCCTTGAGCATCTTGGCTAGCTGTTCCGATTGATCGGTTCCAGCCTGCCCCGGATCGTTCGGGATGATGTAGGTAAGAGCGCCGTACTTCTGAGCGTCGGCCTCTGCTGTTGACCTTATAAGCCGCCGAACCCGCTCACTCGAAAGTTGCCCGCGAACGACGTCTAGCACGTATTCAACTTGAGCCGCAGCGTCCCAGCCGTGAAGGGCGCCGACAGTGTTATCTCCACCGTCTTGCGTTGCCGCTAAGTCCCATGCCCTAGCAAGAGCTAGTCCGCTACCGTCGTGCTCTGGGATGATCCTTCGAGCCGATTCTTTCGTCTCAGGTTTCCACCACGATACGTCAAAGAAGTAGCCGTCAGCGGATTGGACTTCATGTTGCGACTCTCTGAGAAATGATGGTAGCCCTCTCTTGTTGATCTGCTTCTCGCAGATAGCAAGGTTTTGCCCTTCCCATGTTGGAATGCCGCCAACAACGCGGTAAAGTGTTCGCCCCTGCTCGTTGACGTATGGCTCAACCTTTAAGTCAAGCACCGCAGGTTCAGTGAAGCACTCGCGATTGTAAAGAAACTCAGCCCTTCCATCTGAGAGTTGGGCAAAGATGCCGTCCTCGATGATTCGGTTCTGAATGAACAGGATCGCAGCGTCGTCACCTTCTGAACCGAGAATAGAGTCGGTGATCGTCGTTATCTTCTTCTTTGTCTTGGATGGTGTGTCGTTGCGATTGTCAATGTCGTCAAACACCATGACGTCAGGCCTGAACTCGTCTAACTTGATGCCTCGTGCCGCAGTGTCCAGCCCTAGCGCTTCAACGTTGAACCCGTTCGCCGTTCTAAGTTGGTTTCGTCTCCAACCTTTGGAGTGTCCAAACTTGTTAAGTGACCGCTCTATGTTCAGCCGCTCGAAGAGTGTCGCTATCGCCTGAACGTGCTTGTCAGCCTGGTCTTGAGTTTCAGAGATGTAGAGGACGTACCGCCTCTTGAGTTCTGGTCTGCTTCCAATGTAAGCAACTCCCAACTCTGCCGTAGTTGACTTTGCGCCGCCTCGTGGCCACTCCTCCACCCTTGGTATTGGAGTCTGATCTGTTGACGCTACCGTCTCGAACCATTTCCAGAGCCGATGATGCCGCTTGCTGAGTGGATACCTTGCAACCTTTGGAAAGTTGCTACTGAGCCACTTCTGGTAGTGCTGGATTCTCGACGAGTTCTGCTTCGATTGGTTCGTCGGGATCAGGTCGTCCATTCTCAGGACTCCTTTGAATCTCAATGAATCTGAGGAGCCCGTTTTGAATAAATCGGGAATGTTCAACAATTTCTCTCGTTTCCCGCGACTTGATGTAATCAGGAT